ATTTGATAACTTGGATGTCCCCCTGGACGCGATCACCTACAGCAGCAGCAAGCTGAGTGCTGAACCTGATCTCAGTTGTGAGTTCCTTCTTGGCCTGATCACGCAGCATAGCAGCTGGTAGGCATGAGACCACAGCAAAATCAAACATATCGCGACCTGTGAACTCGTCCTTTTGGGCAATCTTCAGAGCCTGACGCTCGAAGTCGTTGATCTTCCCGGAGAGTTCTTTGAGTAGGAAGCCGTTGAAGTAGTTGCGAACACTACGTCCCGTCTCGATATCTGCAGCTGTTGCTGCTGAGAAGTTGTTCTCACGAAGCCAATCCTTGACCATGGTCTTGTTGGCCTTACGGATGAGAGTGTTGCTGTCTGGTTCGAACTCAGGTTCTTTGAAGTAGCCCTCGTTGATACGATCTGCGGCCACTGCCAAACCCCATACTTGATCTGCTGTAAACATTGTTCGCTCCTAATCTCTTAGTATGTGTCTATTGTAACACTATGTATCCAAATTGTCAACCTGGGAGTGCCGGCCATAAGAAAAAGGTGTTGCGTTTCCACAACACCCTCAAAGTTCCCGCCCCGGGAGCGAATCGGATTGGTTCTTTGAAAACTAGTTAAACTGTGAAGCCAGCAGCTTTGGCCTTGTATGCCAAAGCAACCAATTCACGGCTAGCATCACCCATCACATACTCTGTGACCTTAACGCCATTGCCAGCTGTGCGGTTCTTGGTGTAAACAGCATAACCGTTTTGACGGATACGGCTTACTTCGGCACCAACGTTCTTGATACCAAAACGCTTTTCAGCTTGGCTAGCTGTAACAACGTCGCCGTTCTGTAGGGCTTTTTGAAGTTTGAAAGTTTTTGTTTCTCTAGAATAAAGATATTTCATCTGTGTGTTTTCCTTTAATTTAAATTAAAGCTGATTTCTTATCAGCGTATAAACAGTATACAACACTGTCAAAGCAGAGTCAACGACTAATTTTACCGTTTACGGGTTACTCGTAGCGTTGGATTAAACACGGCACCCAAAATCAGGGCCGCAAACCATGTACCGATCGTGAAAGGGATTGCCAACACGGGGAACAGGGTATTCAGTGCCCAAATTAACAGCAGTGGACCAGCCACTACCAACACCACGATGAGGGCCACCATCGCGACTACTGTCATTAAACCTTTCATTCTTCATTCTCCAATTCGTTGATCTCTTGTGCTAGGGCCAGCTCAGCAATCTCTGCTTCAATGGCCTTTTCCTTGCGTTTACCAGCAGTGGCGGACCCCTTCTGATACATCTTGTGATAGTGGTCCCCGCAGTAGCTCTTGCCTGTTAGGCTCTGCTTGCCACACAGAGTGTAGGGCCACTCCTTCTGCTCGGGTCCAATATATTGGCACTCTTTGGAAGGTGCTGAACCTAGATCCATTAGTGAACTCCCTTCATAACAGTTACTCGAGCCATGTTCTGCCAGTTAGTTGGGAAGCTCTTACGCAGGTCCGCAACCTTGAGCACCGTACGCAGGCTCAATTCACGCATGGTAGCACGGTTAGTCTCGATGAAGTCCACAACCTCGTCCTTGGCAATGTCTTCCATTTCGTAGCTATCCAACATGCCGTCTTTGACGATCTGCTTGATACGCAGGACTTTCTCACGATCTGTATCCATACGCAGATCGATATAGTGACAGCGTGACTCTAGGGCCGCCAAGTGCTCTTGAAGCTTCTTGCTTCGTACATTCTCAAACTTCAAGTTTGTGATAAAGATAGCACCGCCTTTGAAGTCGAAGCGATCTGGAATACCTTCTGAACGCAGTAAACGGCTGTCAGTGTTCCAGCTAATAGTACGCTTCTTGGAACTGTCCAAAGCGGCCTTTAAGATGTTAAGTGCTACATCGTCCAAAAGGATCGAGTCACAGTCATCGAACACGATAATGCTCTTGTTATCTGAGAACTCATAGAGCTTCTTGTACAGGCCAATTGGGCTCATGGCACCCTTGACGATCTCATATTTGGGCTTACGCTCACCCAGGGTATTGAACAGATCGTCCTTGGCTAAGACTTCTTCAACACCAAACGACTTGCCCACACCTGGAGGGCCTGTTACGATCATAGCACGAACATCACCTGCTTTCACAGCCTTGGTCATGTCCTTGAGGATATCAAAGCGTAAACGGGTACGCTCTACGATCTCTTCGTCAGTTTCGTGTGCTACAGCCTGATCAGGCACTTTGACCTGTGTAAAGTCTGTGACAGTGGCGTCTTTGTCTTTGGCTGGTGTCTTGAGTGCTTGAAGCATGGTAACCCCTTGTGGAACTGTGGATTGAACACCTGCGACACTATAGTCGCCCTGGCGGCATTTGATACGGATATTGCGTTCTGGAAAGCCTGGCTGACTAGCACCGTTGACAGTGACATAGCCAATGCCGTCCTTGCCTACTTTGTGATCTTCTACTAGTTGAAAAGTCATGCCCCCAACATTAACTGGGTTGCCTTTGATGTTGTAAAAGCCTTCGGTAAAAGTGATGTTCATGTTTCGCTCCATGTGTGTGTGTTTATCATACCTCTATTGTATTACCAAACAGGGCTGTTGTCAACCCCGTTCAGTAATAACCCTACAACGCCTAGGGTTAATTTTCTTCTGCTACAGTCAGGCTTTCCAAGGCCCGAAGGCCCTGTCAACCTAACTATCAAATACCCTGGAACTGTGTAAGGGCTTGTTGTGCGTCTGTGTCCAGCATACAGGCGTCCATTGCTCGTTGCTTCTCACGTGCAACTGTAGCACGGTAGGCTTCCAGCTCTGCGACCTTTGCTTCCATAGCAGGCCACACAACATCTGAAGGGTTCAAGTAGGGGCCAGTGTAGTCACGCTTTTCTTCTTTCAGCGTAATCTCTCCGCTGGCAATGCCCTCAAACACCATACCCCAGGTAGGCTGTTCAGGACGGCCAGTTGCTCCAAACAGGGCTACGGCTTTGGCCTGCACTTTTTCCTGTGCGATTTCGTTAAGACGACGGACAAAATACTCACGTGCTTGTTGTTCCATTTTTCGCTCTCTTTCTTTGTTAGTAAGTGTATATTGTATGCTCAAGTAGGCAAAGTGTCAACCACTTTGGATAGCCCTTAGGCCTGTAGGGTTATTTCCTCTACTCTGTAAACAAACTCCATGTCGTCTGCAGCGTCCTGTTCCTCCAGGTCTGCGACATAGTGATCTGCTAGTGGTCGCTGAGTAAAAGCAGCAATGTTCTCAAAGGCATCCTCGTCATCTCCGAAGCCCAGGGCTTGTACTATAAAAACTGTTGTCATATTCGCTCCTTACTGTGTTTAAGCATTAATTATATGCTCAAACTGTCTCAGTGTCAACGATTTTGGACAAAGACCCTACAAGGTTGCGGGCTTCTTTCTTGGCTTCTTCAATGGCTTCTGAGATCATGTCCTCGACCACACCATCACGCAGCACTTCCCTGGGATCCTCATACAAGAACCCACCCACATAGCTAGAGCCCAGCTCGTGACCATCAACTAGTACACGAACACGCAGCATGAACCAGTCCAGGTGGCCCCTATCGATGTCTCGGATGATCTCTTCGATGTCTGTTACAGTGTCATCAAACAGATCACGTGGATTCAGGTCTTCCCAGGTCTTGTCTACGATGACTTCAAAGCCTTCACGCTCGTAGGTTGCCAAATGATCATAGTAACGCATGTTCGCTCCTTAGTTAACGTTAAGCCGCTATTGTATACTCATCTAGCAGCAGTGTCAATCACCTCTACAGTCCGTGTTCAGCGTAGGGTTAAGCTGACGGCGCAGCTCTACTTCCCTCTTGTGAGCAGCCTGTTTGCCACGTATGACCTCATGCACAAGTACTTCTATCTCGCTCTTGTCCGCGAGCGTTCTTAGTGCTTCGCAGAGCAGCCAATTCTTTGTTTCCGTTTTGGCACGATAGAAGTGCTTGGCCGCACGGGCTAGCACTGACTTATTAATAGTAGTCTCAGTCTTAGCTGTGACGCCTATGTAGTTGTCCGTGCCCACACGCAGCTCATAGATGATATGATTGCGGTCTGTGCGTCTTTTACGTGTAGTGTTCTTTGTCATCATACAAGTATTATAGCACCTACAGCCAATCTGTCAACCAAAACGTTAAAAACAGTTATCCACACGTTGTCCACAGCAGCAGCCCGCAGCAGGGGTTATCCACAGGTTATCCACAGTCTCAGAGTCGTCCACAGGTTATCCACAGAAAAACCCTATACTTGACTAGGGTATAGGGTTTCTTCACGATCTGCTGCTGCGTGTGATGATGACGCAGCAGTGTATGGCCTGACTGGAGGGACTCGAACCCCCGACCTACAGCTTAGAAGGCTGTTGCTCTATCCAGTTGAGCTACAGTCAGATTTGTTTGGTGGGCCCCCCG